TGTTCTTGTATCGCACTTGATTTTGAAAAAGCTGCAACCGAAAGCAAGCCTTCAAATCTGTGCAACATGCAGGCGAAGATGATCGGATCCGAACATCCGGCCTCAAATAATTCGGTCATGTGGTAGAGTTGGTTTGTAGGTAAACAGAGCCCGAGTTGCCCGCTCGGGCTTTTTATTGCCAATCAGCGTGCGCTTGCTGCAGTCGCTCCCATTTTTCAATTCCGTATTCGATCAAAAGCGAACAAAAAGTTGCTGTTGGGGTTGTGTTTGGTTTCAGCGACAGCATTTTCATAGCAGTTTGTTCATCAATCGTTACTTTGACGATCAATGAGTGTTTTTTTGTCTGCTCCAACTTGAGGCAACGGAAAGGGACCGATCGACACTAGCAGACCCTGCTGCGATGGCAAGCAGTCTCGGGTAGTCTTGGCGAGACAGGTGATCGGCTCAATACGGTGGAGTACCCCAAGATCACATCAGCCCCGAACTGGACTGCGATTTTTACGCTGCGCGATGATTTGAATCCTCCCGGCTACGCAGAAGTTTTTATAGATATGATCGAAAACCCTAAAGTGAAACCAAGCGAACAGAAAAAAGAAGAAGTAAAGAAGAAAAAGAAAAAGCGCTCGCTTGGATTGAACGAAAAAGCTTAAATATTGATAAAATCGTCATCGAGCTTTTCTTCTAGTTCGCTTAGCGTCACTTGATCGAAATCAATTGGCGCAACAGGAATCTTTCTTTTTTCTCGCCCAGATTGATTTATGCTTGTAGGAACGCCGTTAATTTCGCAATACTTTTCATACCAAGTTTGTATCATTCTGCGATCGACAAAACCTTGCATAAGATTTGCAATTGCCTGAACATCCTCGCCTCTTTCAAAAAGCAAATTTGCAGTTATGCGCAGAATTCTGTTGAGTGAGGTGGCTCCGCGTGTGACCATTTTACAAAAGGGGTTGACAAGGGGCTGCTTGTACCCTATCGTCACCAATGCACACCCCACTACAGGAGCGCATGGCGCAACGTCCGTACCTCGCAGGCATCATTACAACAGATGATGTCTCAACCAAAGGAACAGGTAATTTCAAAGCAGATTACGTTAATTGGGCGCGTATCGCAAATCTTCTGCATCAACACGCACCCGACTGGGAATTTCACTTGCGTCCTGCGCCCTATGGCAGTGGACACATTTGGAAGGCGCCGAATGACACGGGATACGTTGTCGGATATTTTACAGGTCCGAACGATGCTTGCACGCCTGATTTCCCTCAGGCCGTAATGGATAACCGGAATGCTCCGGTTCCGTATGAAAAGATTTCTGCGCGTGACGTAACTGATACGCATCGCCGCTGTCTCTGCACGGCCGCTGCATACAGCTTTGGCCTCGCCTATGAGCTTTGGGCGAAAGAAGAGGTTGAGAACCCCCACAGGGATGAGGCCGCAAGCGCTCCCACTGCTCGCACGCCCGGTCGCCCTCCTGCTGCCGCCAAGTCCGCCACCAGCGGCACTACGGCCGATCTGTTGGCGAGCCTGGAGAAGCTCGGAGTCACGTCCTATGGCCTGAAGACCTTTGCTGCCATTTGCGAGGTGGAAAAACTTGAAGAGCTTTCCGCTGAAAAAACTAGCAAGCTAATCAAGGCGATTGGTGCCGATCACGTCAAGATGTTCAACCAAGGCAAGAACAGCAAGGGCGCTCAGATTCTTCCCGCACCCGTTAAAGATCAGCTGAGTGCTGATAGTTCTATTGATGAGCTTGCAAAAGCTGCAGACGAGGCTTTTGGCGATGACTGACTTCAAGCCTGTCGAGCTGAGCACCCTTGAAAATCGCTTGGGCAATGCACTTGGACTTGCGCTTGGGATGATTCGTGATCCAAGCATGATTGATAACAGAGCCATGGCTCAAATTGAAATACCTTTCAAGGAATGGTGCGATTTAGTAATTAGCGGCAAAGGTAAATGAAGTTTCATCCTGAACCTTTTGGAGACTTCTCTACTGAATTGAGTGATCCATGGCCAGTTGTTGAGAGGTTGCGCATGGCGCTGCGCGAAGCGGAGCGCTATTGCCTCGGCGCTGAGAACATCACAGGTCATTGTATTTCAGATTTGCTCGATCGCCTACCAAGTGACGACGACTGATTTTTATTGTCAATTTGTGTCTTTGCAATCTTTTGACAGGACTATTCGGTGAATCGTAGCAACTGTTTTCAAGTACACTCCGCAAAGCGAATTTAATGACTATCATCATCCAACCCCGAAAACTAATACAACGGGTACACAGCTGCATTGTTGGCGAACCAGAGTGCGGGCACATGCAAGCCAGCGCTGTAATTTGCGAAATTGCAAATTGGTTAGCTAGTCACACTGATGACGACGCAGCTGCCTACTGGGCTGAAAGGCTTTATCAAGAAGCGGGAAATGAAACCCTGAAGGAGCAGGCGTTAAATGGATTGGAAAAAGTTGAAAGTTTTACGCTTGGTCAACTTAGCGGAGTTAGTGTTTTTGATGAGTACAAAACCCATGTTGATAACATCCGCCGCGCACTGGAGGCGCTACCTGAATGAAGCCAGAGCATAAACGGGCTCTCCGTTGCTTTCTTCTTGAGAAACTCCGCGAGGTGACGTGTCTCCAGTTAAACGAACTAGCCGAAACTCATGATTGCCAGCCGTTTGATATGGCTGTGCAATTTGAGATTGAGGTTGGACGTATTGAAAAATTCTTTTGTTACCCGCACTACGATGACTAAACCTCTCTCCCCCGCCGCGCAGGCGGTACTAGATGGCTTTCGTGCTGTGCCAACTCTCATGGATGGGCCGTCTATTGCTGGTGCCCTGCGCGCTGCTGCGGATCAGGTGGTGCCGGAGGAGCCGCTCCATTATGGAGATCAGCGCTGGATGTTTGAGCGCGATGCCCGCCAGGCTTGCCGCAAGAAGTTCCTCGCCATCGCCGCCGAGCTGGAGGTAAGCAGTGAGAATTGAAACTCGTTGGCACAACAAGAAGTTGATGTTTGTAACGGTTTGCCTAGATAGCGTCCACGTTGATCTAGGACTTCTTGACGAGGAAGAACGCAAGCAGCTTGCTGAGTGTTTTCGTGAAGCTGCTGATGAACTTTATCCACTGGAACAGACTAATGACTGACTTCCGTGCGCTGTGCGCTGAGCTGGCCGATTCCTTGGAAGAGTGGCTAAGTTCCAATTCTATTGGAGGCATTTCACTTGACGATGGCACAGATGCCGAATTGATCTTCCGCGTTCGCGCCGCCCTATCCCAGCCCGAGCCGCAGGGGCCGACGGATGAGGAGCCAACGGATCAAGAGATAGAAGAATGGGCAGACGCTGCTGCGGAAGTCCCGTTAGAGGAAATGGACCCAGAAGTGCATGGGTGGCGACGTTGTTTCAAGTCAGACGAGTTCAGCGAGACGATCCGCGCCGCCTTAGCCCGCTGGGGCCGCCCCGCCATCGAGCCGGTGCCTACGAGCGAGCGGCCAATACTCAAGAGCGACCCCTTCAATAATGCCGATGGGCATTGCTGGTGTGGACTCAGTGATTTTATTGACGAGACAGGCGATCATCCCGTCTCGTTCCCAGCGTCATGGGAGCTGCGAGAGCCTTGCCCCCAGGATGACTGTGTGCTCCCCCACTGGGCGCTGCCGGTGCCTGGGATGGAGGGTGCCGATGCTTAACTCTCTACTCACCTTCGCTCTACTAATTGCCCTTGGTGCAGCAATTGAACTGTGCCTAAAAGTAGCATTTGTGCGTTTATTGCCTCTTTTGCTAAGATTGCCACCACCGGAGGCGGATCAGTGACTAACAAACAACTGTATACTCTTTGTGGTGTGATTACTTTGTCTGCAGCGTATATTACGAACAGCACATTTCTGAGTGTGTTTGCGTTTTTGTGGTTCGTTTCTTCACTAGTTAGTAAAAATGACTAGAACAATCGCAAGTCCTCAATGCCCTGAGTGTCAATTTGAAAATACAAAAGTTTTCAGAACAACTCGATCAAAAAAAGGCGACTGGCATCGAGTAAGGATATGCAATTCGTGCAAAACTCGCTTTGCCACTGCTCAGCCAGCAGAAGTAGTTGTGCTTTCCGAAGAAGTTACATGGCCAACTGGCAGGCAAATCAGGATTGACTGGCAGGCGATCAAGGCGCGACTCTCAAAAAACAAAAAAGCTTGCGCTCAAGCTGCAAGCAAAGTACAATCACCATTCACCTAGCAGCAGAAATGGCACACCCAAAATCAGGTTTTTACGAAAAAGACGATCATGAATACGTCTCAGTGAGTTCAGTCCTTGGGCGCACGGCGGAATTATTCAATCCGAACAAGCTAAAGGGTCTTGATATTTGGCGCCAGATGGAGCCAAATTGGCAAGAGATCATGGAGCGTGCGCAACGCAGAGGAACGATTATTCACTCAGAAACGGAACTTTCGTTTTTTGGCGATGCGGTAAATCATAAAATGGATCACGCCACCATGGATGAAATGATTACATATAATATTCCAGAGTATATGACATATTTATCGCCCGTTCTTGATATTATCAAAGAAAACAACTTCAAGCATGGCGTCAGCAATCCATCTTTTTTGATAGAAGAATCTTTGCATTGCCACTTGGGATATGCAGGCACTGCTGATGCAAGATTGTTCTGGGAGGGCGAATACAGTATTTGGGACTGGAAAACAGTACGCTCATATAAAGAAGAGGGCGTGAAAAAGAAGCCGAAGTCAATTTCTCATTACAAAGAAGCTGAAATTCAGATCGGCGCCTACGCACTCGCCCATAATCTTGCTGTCAAGCGTGGAGAGCTTGACACGGAGATAACTCAAGGTGTAATCTGCATTTGCTACGACTGGCGTGAACCACACATTCACGTTCTCAACAAGCAGGAGCTGAAAGCTGCAGCGCAAGGATTTATCGAGCGCTTCCAAGCCTACTGCTCTCTAGAAAACACAACTTTCCCAAGGCTCATCGAATCATGATCATTACGGCCACCGGTTACACGACAGGCGAGATCAAAGTCGAAGAGGGTGAATATGGGCGAAGTGCTACGATTTGCATTCGCGCAAAAACTATCAACGGCAAGCAGGCTAATTTCATCAACGCCACTTTCTATGGCAAAAAGATTGACGTACTTCAAAAGTATGTCAACGAAGACGGTCGCCAGGTTACAATTACTGGTGGCGTGAAGCAAATGACCGAAAAGACCAAGAAGGACGGCACTAAGTACATTGCTACTTACATGGAGGGCTATCAATTCAGTATTCCTGAAAACAGTGGCCCTGGCGAAGAGCGTTATTCAAGCTCTAAGCGCAAAACTGAGCCCAGCGAAGAAGAAATTCCCTTCTGATTGCTTGGCGTGGCACGGCATGAGTTTTTTCCTGTCATTGCCGTTTTGTCTCCCCATCGCCAACGTCTCTACTGCTCGGGCTAAGCGGTAGTAAATAGAAAACGGCGTCCGCAACGTACAGGGGTCTGATCGCGGAGTGAGGTGGTTCCAGCCAATCAAGTCTGGCCTCTGGGCCTCACTAAGACAAAAAGCCTGTAAGTCCAAGCCTGAGAACCCCCTTATGGGGGTTTTCTTGTATCATGAAGCGCATCCTCCAAGAATTCATGGCAAAGCGACTCATTGGAATTTATAGTCCAGCGCCCCAGTCCGGGAAGACATTTGCGGCAACGGTCCTGGCGCATCGAGGCTTTCAGCCAGTGAGTTTCGCTGAACCACTGAAAAGAATGATTGTTGAATTTCTAATTAGCCTTGGATACGAAAAAGATCAAGCGCTGAAACTTGCGTGGGTAGACAAGGAGTCGAATCTTCCGCAGCTTGATACAACCGCAAGGCGTTTGCTGCAAACTCTTGGTACGGAATGGGGCAGGAATAATGTTTGCGAGGATGTTTGGATTCGCGTATGGAAAGCAAGGGCGCAAAAGCATGACTTGGTTGTTGTTGATGACGTTAGATTTGAAAACGAAGCGGCTGCTGTAAAGGAGTCAGGGGGCGAGTTGTGGAAAATCGTTCGCCCATCTGCTACTCACAACTCGTCGCACGTATCAGAAGGCGGGCTTGACAGCTGGGATGGATTTGACGTAGTTATAGAAAACAATGGCACAATCGAGGACTTTCGCGCAAAGATTGATCTAGCTATTTGCAATGCAAAGCAGTAAGGACGATATTTTTTACGATGCACGCTTGGTTGCAGATGCGCGACTGCATCTGTCAACCGTGATGAACGGACAATATTCGGAAGCATTTTTCGTTACAATGTGCAAAATACTGAGTAGAAAAACTTATTTGGGATACAAAACGTTTGCTGGAAAGGACGTAAAGCTTGGCGGCATTCTTGATTTTATCTATAATTCAAATTATGGTCTTGGCATAAAAACAAATAGCATCAATCAATTTGTTTCAAGCTGTGCGCGTGTAGCAATACAAGATAAAACACAAAGTCAATATGCGTCGAAAATGATTTCATGGCTAAAAAACGAAGACGATCGCTTTGATTTCCCAGAAGAATACTTTCAATATAAAAGGCTTAGGACGTG